TATTACTTACATCAAAAGCCCTTACTTCTATTGTTCCACCCTGTATTGTTCCTGCTGAAACTAACGCTTGAAAAGTAGAATTCCAATTCTGTAAGTTAGCAGGAAAGCAACCAAAGTACAAAAGTCTATTAGATATTTCTGAACCAAGAGCAGCATAAGCACCTGTAGCTAAATTCTTATTAACAGTTGTAAACCCTATTTGAACATCTGCACTATTTTTGTATATTAGTTTTATGTACTCTAAATTGTCATTTGGTGATAAAAAAGCAACAGTTCCGTAATCTTCTAAATTAGCATACTGAGTAGCAGGTGCATTAGTTAAGAACCTATCAGTAATACTTGATAAATTAAAGTTACCTAAATTAAAGCCAAAGTTGTTAGCAGTTGTACCTGTACCCATTGTAAGAACATCAGAATATTTTAAATAGCTATTAAACAGTCGGTAGTTATCATTTGCAATAATTGGTGTGTCTATCTGAACATCACCATTTTGATCAGTATATTGTGTTTTAAACTCTATATTTAACCATCTAGCAGCTTTTTTATTTCTTGAATATTTATCTATTAAGTGTAAAGGGTGAGGAGTGTCATCAGTAGTTGTAATTCCTTTATATTCGCTATTATCAAAAGCCATATTATCAGCACTAACATAATTCTCAACTACTTGTCTGAAATCAAATATTCCTACTCCTGCATTGTTAGGAGTTGTTTTAAAAGTAGCTGTTGGTATTGAAGATGTAGAAATTGCTGTAGGTGTTGTATCACTTATATAAACATCAGCAATAAATCTTACATTTGTAAAACCTGATACTATTGTGTTATTTGATACTACAAAAATTACCTCTTGACCTACAGGAAGTTGAGGGTATAAAGGTGCTTGTTTTATTTCTGTTGCCATTTATTTTACTGTTGTTAATCCGTTAATTATATCATCTTTTACTGCTCCTAGCATTTCTTTACCAAATTGTTTTAAACCTAACATCAAAGGCTTTTGAAAGAAACTTATTCCTTTTATTCCTTTGCTATAAATACTTCTTGCTATTATATAGCCCATACTTTTATGGCTCATAAATCTACCTTTTTTGTCACGCCATTGAAAGCCTTTCTTTTTTACCCACTTAGCCATAATGCCTGACATTCCTCCTTTTGCTTTACCAACCCTTGAAGAGCCTGTTCCAAACTTATAAGGACTTGTAATTACTTTACCTTTATAATCTTTAAAACTTCTTGCCTTATTAGTTCCTGAAACTCCCTTATCTACAAAAGTACCGTAATCGGTCATAAAGAACTGTACAGCAAAACCTTCAGCATTATTAGTAACTTTAAAGTCTATCGACTTTTCTAATGCAGTACCTCCTCCTTTTGTTTTTTGTAAGTTTCCTTTTGCCCTGTTTACTACTTGTTTGCCAAAGCTATTAAGATATCTTTCAAGAGCTTCTGTCTTCATTATACAAGTGCTGCAAATACTTCTACTTGAACATCAGTTGTTGCTGAAGGTCTTACTTCTACAGTAACTAAATCTTGTAATGTAGGAAAAGCAGGACTTGCATCTTCTTCACCAATTAATGCTTCTTCAGCTTGGAATAAGATATGAGAACCTCCTGCTCTTACAGTTACTTGATAGTTAGTTGCTGATGTTACAAAAGCTATTTTCATATCTTGATCTGTACTCAAGTTAGTTAACCTAAGGTATTTACAGTTCTCTACATCTAAAGCACCATCTGCACCATGTGGTGTAGAATTAAATACTGCTACTGTTGTAGTCTGTGAATGTGTACAAGTTAATATTCTTTCAAATACATCTACTATTCCTGTAGTTGTTAAAGTATTTGTAGAACCTCTTACTGAGCCGTTCAATACGACATTTTCTGTGATTGTTGTTGTTAAGTCTGCCATTTTATTTTTTATCTATTTGTTTAAGTTTATTTATTGCCCAATTTACACCTGATGAACCTCCCCAAGCATCCCACATAATACCCCCACATCCTTCTGAGTAAGGAACATCTTTATGCTGTTGATGTCTTTTAAATGATGCCATCCTTGCTATTGTGTCTCTGCTAATAGGTTTTCTATCTGCTAACTGTGCTGAACGTGTCCAACCTACTCTAGTTCCACAACTGCTTCCATTTTCTTCTTTATACTTTCTTGCTCTTTTAGCATTATTAGTAGCTGCTTGTGGGTAGTCGCTATAACTTTCAAGCTCTATACTTATTGCTTCTAGCATTTCTAATATGTCTTCGTACTTCATAGCTTTATTGTTATTTTAAATTTCTTCCATCCTATTTGAACTATTAATCTTCCTATCTTAAATTTTAGCATTAATACCCTGCTCCTTTATTTGTTACAGGAATATCACAAGTCTGAAAATCATTCTGAACTAATACTCCTAAGTTAAATACATATCCACAACACAAATTGTCAAAGCGTTCTTGAAAAGGTTCTATTGTGAATTGGTCTTGTGTAAAATATATAGGTTGATTTATATCATTTACACCTGCTAGTGATTGCCTTGAACTATGCCTTAACATACCTATTAAATCTGTGCATATTGCTAAAGTCTGATTAAATACTTCTTGTTCGTTATTCTTAGTATTGACTAACTTACTTAAACCTGCTTGTTGTGAAGTTTGCCAATCTGACTTTTCAGACACCATATCCATAATAAAGATTTGAAAGTTGTATGTCAATTGACTATCACCTGTAGTTACTGAAGTGGGGTTTATGTGCATAATAGGAAACTTCTCCATCTTCTCAAGATTGAGGTCATATATGTCGCCAACTGAAGTAGTGCTTATCTGTTCGTGATACTCACCTAACCTAAGTAAAGTATTTACTACATTATTATATGTCTTATTATTAACCATTTCTTTTTACTTTATTTTGTGAGTTTAAGTCTGTTTCATAACTTAACCAAGTCAAGCACTCTAACAATCCTAAATTCGTTATTCTTTCTAAATTTACTATCTCTCCATTTGTTAATCTATACATCACTCCAAACCATCCCCATTTCTCTGCAAAGCTTTCTGTTGCTATTGCGTCTTCATTTCCTTCAGCTGCTCCATCAAATACAATGGCAAAATCTCTGACAACTCCTTCCCTAAATTGTAAAAAAAAACCAATGCACTTTGCACTTGTTCTGCTGACATCTTTTTCATTTCTTCCGTCCTAAGCCGAATATTTCCATCATAAGCATCAATAACATAAATATCATTCTTCTTTTCCTTAATCGGTCTATACAATACAGCCATCAATTCAGGTAAGTTATTTTCTATTCCACCTTTAATAAATGTTTCAATGTCTGCATACTCTCCTAATGTTATACTGTCCAAATCAGGATGAAAGCCATACTCAATACCATCTATTTCAATTATCCTTTTTAGCTTTGTATCTTGCTCTTGTTGTAGCTCTGCAATCCTGCTCATTATTACTGCTACATCTCTTAAAGCTAATTCCTTTACTAACTGCTTAGGAATATTAGATAACGCTGCTATTGTTTCCTCTGCTTCTTCCGTCTTACTACCTGTTTCAAAATCAATAAGTTGCAACCACTTCTCAAGTGAAACTTCTTCCCAACTACTAATCAATTTGAACTCTTTTACCTCACCTTCTTTTTTGACTTTTACTTTCATCTGTTATATAATAGAAATTTGTTGTTTTTAGTTTACTGCACATAATACTTCCCTGCGTTAGGGTTGTCTAGGTGATAAATAACATTATACCTAACTCCGTCAATTGCGTGGTTGTAGTTATCTACATAGAGCTTAGAACCTTTGTCAGCGTATATATAATTATTTAGCTCTTTAGCTATGTTAGTGCTTTCAGGTGTTATGATTAGTTCATAGTCTTGCATACGAGTTATCCCACTCTCAATAGTTCCTTTCTTTACAGGTTTGATGTTTACTCCTAAATGTCTAAGGTCTGCAATTAGTCTTGGTTCTGCACTATCAGCTATGATAAGTTTATTATCTACTTTGTCTAATATTATTTGAGCCAACTCATTTGACTTCAATCCGTTCTTATAGATATGCTCTTTTAAATATATCTTACGCTTCTTTTTATCAATAGCTACTTCTGTTAAGCTATCAGGATCAACTGAGAAACCAAAGTCCATTCCACAAGAAGTTTGTAGTCCATCAGGATTAAATTCACCTATACTCCAATTCTCAAAGACAACTCCTTCTGCTTTATCCAACCACCCCCCTAAGATTTTGTGCTGATACTTTTTAAAGTTTCTGTGCTTTATAGTCTTAATACGCTCTAGGAAGCTCTGTGAAAGATTTTCTTTATTGTCTAGGTATGTACTATGTATATAGCACACATTGTCTCTAACGCCGTTAAAACCTGCTGAAACTCCTTTGTCCTCAAAAAACCTCTTGTATATCCAATGCTCTTTAGTTACAGGATTTAGTATAAGTATAATTCTATTCTGTATTTCTTTTTCTCTAATACTTAAATCAATAGTATCAAATATATCTTCATCAATAAGTTCCTCAGCTTCGTCAAGTACCCAAGTGCTTATACCCTGCAATGACTTTAAGCTAGCTGTTTGATTTCCTGCTGAGGTTCTGATACCCCTAAATAGAATGTCTGACTGATTGCTTGTATTTACTACTTCTGCTTTATTAACGCTAAAGACATTATCAAAATCTAGCAGCCCTATCTTTTCTAAGAACTCAGGAATGATTGATAAGTGAGCTGAGGTCATTGTGAAACGAGTAAAGAGTATTCTAATCCCTTTAGTCATTGTAAGTAAAGTAAGAAAGACTGTAACAGCAAAAGACTTACCTGAACCTCTACCGCCTGTGATTATAAAGTAACGAGCATCAGATGAAAATAATGGATTGTATTTCTTATTCAGTATCAGTTTCTACAAATGTAATAACAGGCATATTAATAGCTTTATCTCCTGAAGTTATATCTACTCTGTTTGTTTCATTCCAACCAAGTCTAGTCTTAGCTGCGTGTATTACAACTGAAGGCACTTTATCTTTTACACATTCATAATACTTTGACTTAATAAAGTCTTGTTGTATGTTTTCTATTTCTTCAACCTGAGCTTTAAATTCTTCATCTTCTTTTAGCCACTTATAAAAGTTTGTTCTACTTAGGTCAGTTGCTTTTAAAGCTGTAGTTATTACTCCTAGTGAACTTTCTAATGCTTTGAGTAATCTTTCTTTGTTAATCTTTGTTCTATTTTGTTCCATTCTTTATCGCTTTTTGTCCTGTAAATTGTTCCCATCTTTCTATAATTACATCACAATACTTTTCGTCTAATTCCATTCCGTAACATTTTCTATTTAGTTTCTCTGCTGCTATTAGTGTTGAGCCACTTCCTAAAAACATATCTATAACTAAACCATTATCAGGGCAACTACTTTTTATTGCTCTTTCACATAAAGGAATAGGTTTTGGTGTAGCGTGTCCGCCCTCGTTTCCTTTTCTTATATGTCTATCAAATTGCCAAACTTCAGTCATTAAATCGTGTGTATTATTAAAGTATGCTCTTGTGTTGTAGTATTCTTTTTTTAATTCTGTGTATTCTTTTTTTAATTCTGTGTATTCTTTTGTAAATGCTTTGCCCTTAGCATTGTTTCTTATTGAATTATAATGCTCTTTAGTGGGGAATGCCCATTGACTTTTTGACCAATAGTGTGTGTGATAAGTGTTTGTTAGTTCTTTAATTTGATTATTATTCATTCCACTTTTCTTTTTTTCCTCTACTAACCATTCTCTAATTGTTTCAAACCCCTCAAAATAGTTGTCTGAATTGTTATTAAAACCCTGCACTCCCATCATAACAAATAAACATTTCTCAGTAATCACTCCATAACTTCTTGAAATTGGATTGTTTTGTCCATCACCTAATCCACTTGGATTTTTAAACCAAGTAATAAGATTTCTAAATGTTGCTTTCTGTTCTTTTATATATGTTTTTAATATTTCTGAATAAATATCCATAAGAGGTTCATCTATTCCCCAACAGTAAAAACTTCCGTTATCTTTTAAGTATGTAAATTGTAAAGGTATCCATTCTTTGTTAAAATTCAATAAATCAGAATAATTAAGATTGTCATTTAAAACTCCGTCATTTTCTTTCTTCATTCCATAAGGGGGGTCATTGTGTGCTAAGTCTGCTTTTTCTCCATTCATTAGTTTAGCTACATCATCTGAGCTTGTACTATCTCCACACATAACTCGGTGTTCTCCTAATTGCCAAATATCACCTCTCTTTACTTTGCTTTCTTTTACTTCAGGTATTTCATCATCTTCTATTAATCCTGCTTCAGCTATTTTGTCATCTTCATTTTCCCATACATCTAAACCCCATTCTGCAAGTTGTACACTATCCCATTCATTCGCCAATATATCCCACTCCCATTCTCCAAACCCTACATTGTCTTTAACTATAAATTCTTTCTTTTGTTCTTCAGTAAGTCCTTCTGCTATTTCAATCCATACTTTTTTTAGCCCTGCGTCTTTACTTGCTTTCAGTCGCATATTGCCACCTAGCACCATAAAGTCTTCATCAACTACAATTGGTCTAAGCTTTAACATTTCAGGAAACTCTTGTATTGACTTTACTAACTTTTTAAACTTATCATTTTTAATTATTCTAGGATTATCAGGGTTTCCCTTTACTTGACTTATCTTAACTTGTTGTTTCATAGTATATAATAGAATTTTTGTTAATTTATTTTATTCGGTTGCTTTACTTCTTATCTTTTCTGTTGCTCCTTCCCAAAGCTTATCTCTTTTCATACTTAGAGTAGGTTCAGTTCTTTTAAGTGTAGGTATGCCTTCTGTTGGTTCGCTATCCATATACTTACCACAACCGCATTGAGCTTCTTTGCATACCCACTTTTTATCTCTTAAGACTATTGTAGCTTTGCCAACTTCTTTTTCTTCTTT